GGCCTCCGTGATATTGGGGAACGTTGCCCACATAAAGCAGGCTGCCCCCTCTCGGACGATTTCGCGGACCGGCAGGGCGCATATTTCCGCGGTGGTCATGGTGGGGTAATGCTTCACGGCGGTGCCGCGGGCCTTTGCGGTGGCTCCGGCCTGCTGGTATGCCCACGGCGGATCCGCATAGATCACGCTGTACTGTTTGGTGGGGAGCGGGATATGGTCAGGCATGGCCGTTCACCTCCCGCTTTCCGCTGGCGGCTTGATCTGCCACGAAATAAAGGGCCTCCACGTTTGAAAATGTCGTAGCCCGTGCCAGCCCCTCCGCCTCCGCAATCATCAGATCCGCGTCAATCCCTAATATTTCAGCCGCAGCCCTGACGGCCTTTTCCGCCTCCAGGTATTCGTTGATTGCGGCCAGCTGCGGGGAGGTGTAGGCCGTCACCAGGGCCGCGGTCATGTCGTTACGCTCTGCCATGTGCCTGCCGCCTCCTCTCCATGGCGGTGGTGACTTCCTCCACCATGCCGCGCTCCCGCAGTCCCTCAACGGAAAGGCGGTGCGCCTCATGGTACAGTTGCCCGCCCGCCGCGTCGTGCGTCGTGATCGTCAGGATCGGGTGCCCCAGGGAGGAGGAAAGAAACGCTTTCGTGTGGCCGTCGTCCGTCGTCCATTCCAGCCAGTAGTCCGGGCGGCCATTCGCTTTCTGGAAATCCACGCGGCGCATACCCGGTAGGGGCTTGTATGTCGCCACCAGATTGTAAAGGCTGGTTTTGTTGGCTTTCAGCCTCAACACGGGGCCACCTCCGTTCTGTACCACTCCAGGATCCGCTTGGCGTACTTCTTGCGGATCCGCTTCTTTTTGGTGTGGCGGTAGCGGTTATAAAGCGGGCGGTTGTCAACCGACGCCCAGCGTAGCGCCGTTTCCATTTCCTGCTGTGCTGCCACCTCCGCCGCCACCTGCTGGATCCATCTGCAGAAACTGTTTACCGTGGTCAGAACGCCCGCCGTAATCTCGTGGATCGCCTTGGCCAGTTCCTCACAGTTTGCCGTGGCCTGCTCCATGTTTATGCCCATCTGCGGCACCAGCATAGTGTTTTCACTCATGCGGAAAACCCTCCCCATTCTCCCAGCCCAGCAGGATATTGTGTGCCATGTTGCCCAGGTCCTCATGTGCCTGCTCCAGCGCCATCAATTCGTGATAGGAGATCCCGGCGGCCTCCAGCTTGTCCCGGAAAGCCTTGGCTTGCTCGGTGGCAGCCGCAACCGCCCGCCGTTCTTTTTCTATGTCCTCCGCCGCGTATCTGGCTTTTCGTTCCGCCAGGTTGGCCTCTCCGGCCATGATCTGCTGGCAAAGTTCTTTTGCGCCCTCCAGGGTGAAATACTCATGCCCAGCCGTGTAAATCGTTCGGCCCTTGCCCTTGATGTCATTGGCCGCCACATAGAAAGCCGGGAGGCCGTCCTGCTCTCGCTTCTGATCTTTGCGGATCCAGAACATTACGCCGTCCTGGCGCCCCTCTCGCGTCTGCCCGTCCTTGCACAAGAACTTGATTTCTTTCCTTTTGCCCATCGCGTTGTATCTCCTTTTCAATTCTTCCGTATCAGGTGCCCGCCTGCTGGGGCTTGCCTCTGCGTCGGAGGTTAGCCTGGAAACGGCGCTGCGCCAGTTCCGGGTCATAGACAGGGCGCTGGTTCCGGTCCAGCTTTTCACCGTCCTGGCCTCTCCGTAATTCTGCGTAGATCGTTTTTCTGGATTTCCCCAGGTGCGTGGCGATCTCCGCCACACTCGCGTAATTGCGCCACGCCTTGGCGATATACTCCCGTTCGGCGGGGCTAATGTATTTTTCGCTCATGGCTTTTTCACCTCCGATTGCGACAAAAAAATAAGAGTAACAAGGGATTTCCCTTTGTTACTCTTATTGATAGCATTTTCACAGGCAAATGTCAATAGGAAAGTGTAACAAAACGAAAAAATATTTTTAGACGGTCTGCAAATAGCCCTCAAACAGCTGCCCGGCAGAGGCCCAGCCCAGCAGTTGGCGGGGGTATCTGTTCAGCCAGCTTTCCACCGCCTCCACGTCTTTTTGGGTGACCTTATCAAAGTTTGTTCCCTTGGGGAACTTCCGCCGGATCATCTGGTTTTGTTTTTCGTTGCTTCCTCGCTCACTACTGCAGTATGGGTGACAGTAATATGTCCGGGTGCGCTTGCTCTCACAGCGTTTATATACGGACCGTTCGATCCCGATATAGTCCGCAAACTCGCTTCCGTTGTCCATGGTAATAGATTGGAATACCTGCGGGAAGCGGGCACCCCATTTCCGTTCCATGGTGTCCAGCGCACGGACGACGCTGGCCGCGGATTTATCGCGGATCAGGCGGATCACCTCCATGCGGGTGACGCGCTCGGTCAGCACCAGGAGGCACTTATGCCCGCCCCTGCAGGAAACCACCAGATCCATTTCCCAGTGGCCGAACTCCTGGCGCCCGTCGATCTCCGGCGGGCGCTTTTCTATGCTCTCACCCTTGGGCTGCTGTTTCGCCCGCTGGACGTGCTTGGTTTTCTTCTTCCGCCGGGAACCCTTGAACGGCAGCGCCTTATTGGTCAGGCGGAGAAAAACTCCCTTGTCAATATAGGCATAAAGGGTTTGGCGGCAGATCCTCGTTTCAAAGCTGCCGTACTTTTCCGGGTGGCTCTCAATCTCATGCAGGGCTGCCTCCGGGCTGTAATTGTCGTCAGCAATCAGCGCCTCCAGGGTTTCGGCGTACCGGCGATCACTTCCAATTTTCAGGGGGCCGCCCTTGGCCGCCATGTTGGCCCGGTAGCGGGCTTGTGACCGCTCCGGTATGTACTCGGTCACTTCGATATAATCCGCGTTCATGTAGGTGTATGTCCCGCGTTTGATCTCGCGGCAGACGGTGGCGGCGCTGACGTGCAGGGCCGCGCCGATCTCGCGCATGGTGGCGCCCTCTTTTCTCATTCTGGCGATCTTGTTCCGGTCAAACTCCGTCAGGTGCTTATATCCTTTCATGCCCGTGCCCTCACTTTCAAAAAAATATGGACGGCGCGGTGCATACAGCACTCCACGCCGTCCTATTCTTTGCCCAGCAGCCAGTCCACGGAAACCTCCAGAACGTCCGCGATCACCACCACCTCAAAGTCAGCCACAAACCTGCCGCCGTTTTCGATCCTGCTTATCACGTCCCGCTCCACAATGACACCAGCCAGTTGCAGACGCCGGCAGAGATCAGACTGTGACAGCCGCGCCCGCAGGCGGGCCTCCCGGATCCGGTCACCGCATATATTTCTTTTCCCGTGGAAATCATACGCTTTCATGGGCAGCCCTCCAGGCGCGTGGTAATGTTCAGCAGTTTTCTTGATATTAACACATAGGTTTCCACGAACCCGTGTTAATAATCAGCACCGAAAAATATTGAACACTCTGGAGGGCAAACGCCGAAACGCCCCCGGCGCTGTGTGCGTCGGGGGTGTCTTTACTTCGTGATTTTCATTAAATCGTTTGGGGTGCAATCCAGCAGCAGGCAAAGCCGTTCTATTGTTTCCGTCGTTACATATTTCCCGTCCCTCATTTTTTGCAGGGTACTTTGTGACAGTATATTTTCCTTTCGGATCCGGTATGTCGTGACGCCCTTTTCCTGCATTTTGTCAAATGCCCCCTGGTAGCTGATTGCCATAATATCCACCCCTTTCTGTGCTTCATTGTATCATTTTATATGCACCCTGTAAAGTGCATATTTTAGACAAATTACAGCACCTTTTTTCGTGCATATCGCCACTTGATTATGCACCCTAAAAAGACTATAATATAGACAGTTCAAGAGGAAAGGGGTGGTTGAGATGGGCAAGAAAAAACGCCGACGGCATAAGCCGACGGCGCAGCCCAACAGGTTGCAGGTCTTGGCGGACACAATCCTGGCGGGCACAATCTCCGGTCTGATTACAGCGGCAATCCTCAAATTGCTGAACTGGTAACAGACAGAGGGGCGGGGGGGTAACCCCCGCACCCTCAATATAAACGAAACCCACTAAAATGTCAATAGGAGGGCAGCGCATGAAATACCTGCTTTTTGTGGCCATATTCGTGGCGGTTTATATTCCGGTTCGCTACGGGATCCGGCTGCTTCGTAAACTTTTCAATGGGAGGAAATGAGAATGGGGAAAATGGAAAAAGCGGCCCCGGCTGTTACGCTGGAGGCGGTCACGGTCCCGCTGGCTGACGGGCGGCGCGGTGTGGTGTTAGTCCTCACCGATGAATACAGCAGAAAAACAGTCATGCGGGCCATGC